TCAGGACACTCCCCTTACCGAGATCAGTGATGAGCTTGGAGGGTACGCAGGTATCTAATGACCACAAGTAAGTTTATAGATAATAGTGGGCTGAATGTAGATTGGGATGCTTCTGCGTTCACAAGTAGGAATGACAGGTGGGATACTAGAGAAGGTGACGTTCGTAAAGAAATTTACAAAATGACCAAAGCTAGATCTAACGTATCCTTTGTTTATAAAGAGTCTCTAAGGTCTATGATTGCATCGTTTAATGATGTTGGTTACATTAGCTCAGAGGATAAGTGGACTGATATTAAATGTATCCATGCTAATGCCGAGAGAGCGGTTGCTAAACTTAAGCAAGAGAATAATATTATCCTACCTATTTTGTCAATTGGTCAGACAGTTTCGGATAACGACACTGAAAGACAGAAGACTGAGAGCCTTTTAGTTAATGAGAAGTACTGGGACAAGGAAAAGAATAGAGCTATTAGGATTCTAAGTCTTGCTCCTAGGGCTGTAAATGTTAGATACCAATTAAATATTTGGGCTAAGTACATGGCAGACATGGATCAGATACTTGAGCAGGTTAGATTAAAGTTTAATCCTGAGATGCAAGTACCAACTGAATTTTCTACACTTGCTAAAGCCTTTTTAGAATCTGAAGAAGAGGTTGGTCAGGTTACTGTATCGGATAAAGAGGATAGGATTTTGAAGAAGACTATGAACATTGTTTTAAGAACCTATATTCCAAGCCCTAAATTCCTGTATACCTCTACAGGAAAGATTGAAGAATTTAAAGTGGATACTACCTGATGAGTTTTCCTATTGCGATAGGGGATGGGCTTGGAACAGTAACTACTTATCATGGTTGCTCTCCTGTTACAACCACTGATAAGTGTTCTGGGACGGTTTTTATTGAGGGTACTGGCGTAGTCAGGTCTGGGGATACAAATACCCCGCACACAGTTTCGCCCCCTGTTTGCCCCACACACACAGTAGCTTTAAGCACTTATTCTTCAACAATTTTTGTTGAAGGTAAGGAGGTAGGCAGGAAGGGGGATAAATATGGTGCTGAAGAGATCACTGCTGCGGGACAAACTACAGTATTTGCTGGGTTGGAAGGTGGTTGATAAAAAAGTTTTCAAAAAGCAAGTGTCAAAATGATACATATAGGTAGGAGTTAATAAATATGAAAGTTGTAAAAAACGATAGTCTTCAAACACTCACTGTTTACTTTAATACAGAAAAAGGTTGCAAAGAGCGTTACATGAAGCCAGGGGAAAGCATTGTGGTTCCAGAGAGCTACATCACAGAACAAATTAAGACTCTACACAGACGTAGAGTCTTTAAAATTTCCAACGCTTAGGAATTAAATTATGGCAAACTTTGTAAGTCCCGGTGTTTACACCATTGAAAAAGATATTTCGGATTACGCTCCGTCTATTAACACCTCTATTGTTGGTGTTGTAGGTTTCGCTAGTAAAGGCCCCACCAACAAGGCGACTCTAATTACGAGTCAGAATAGGCTACTTGATATGTTCGGTCAACCTTCTGAAGATATTTTAGGTCAAGGCTTGGAGGGAAGCTTAGAAATTTTAGAGCAAACTAACAGTCTTTACTTTGTCAGGGCTGCAACTTCTGATGCTGCTGATGCCTCTGCAACGATGAGTATCGGAGCTTGTCCATCCCTGCTTGTTTCTGGTGCTGCTACTAATGCTGACATTGATCAAGGCTTTGGTGTTGACAATGCTCTTACTCTTAGAATTCAAGTTTACGACAACGCGGGTGTGGCTCAATACACTGATAACTCTAGTGCTGGTAAGGACTTTGTTATTCCTGCTGAGACTGCTGTCAGTCAAGCTGTGGCACTTAGATCGGTTATTGGTGGCGGGTTAGATGGTGATAAGGCTGGTGTTTATCTTACGGGTGACACGGGTACTGAAGCTGCGGGTATGGCTCTTTCTGGAATGATTTTTGGTTCCTTCGCTGGCTCTGGTGCTTCTATGAGTGTTTCTGCTTGTTCTGGAACTACTTTCAGCGGGGTTCATGGAGTATCGGCTCTAGCCGCTGTAAGTGCAATTGATGGCGCGACAGGCAGTTATGGTGTTCCTGCCGCTGTTAATATGGCTTCTGCTGTTAGAGTTTATGGATCAACTGTTAGTGCTACTGGATCTAACGCTGCCACTTATGAGATTGAATCTCTATATCCTGGAGCGGGTTATAATGCTGGTATTAAAACTGATGGTAATGTAAGTGGTAACTCTATTACAGTTAATAACTTAGGATCTCAAAACTTTACACTTAATGTAAATCAAGATGGTACTACTGCCGAAAACTTTAAAACGAGTTTTGTTGGCTCTGGTGCATTCATTGAAGATGTAATTAATACAGGTGAGACTAACGCTAAGTCCGCTACAATTAAAGGAAACCTGATGAAGGGTGGTTCTGATGCAACCGCTGCTAAACTTACGGATTTTGCTGGTCTACTCGGAACTTTAATGGGAACTACTAACTTTGCCGTTACTACTCAAGACTTAGTTCCTGCTGATGGAACTAGTACTGGAACAGGAACTCCTGTTACCACATCGGTTGATGATGCTACAAACGGTCCTCGCTTCCTGAAGCTCATTCCTGCTGCCGCAACTAGCATGGCTGGTGGAAACAACGGTGACGATGATAATACTGCTGCTACTGCCTTAATTGGAAGTGCTGCTGAGGATCCGAAAACTGGTATGCAATCTCTTGATGATCCTACGATTAACATTGGAATTGCTTTAGTCCCAGGAATCCAAACCGAGTCGGTCCAGAATGCTTTGATTACTCTTGCTGCTGATACTCAAGACTTCCTTGCTCTGGTTTCTCCTCCTATTGCTGTTGGAACAGTTCAAAATGCTATCGACTGGAGTAATGGACAATCATCTACTACAGGCTCTAGAACGTCTGCAATCAATAGCTCTTATGCTGCGATCTACTGGCCTTGGGTTAAAGTGTTCAGTGTCTTTGATGGCATTGACCGTTGGCTCGACCCAGCCATCTATGGCGCTCGTCAGATGGCTTTCACCGACTCTGTGGCTGATAGTTGGTTCGCTCCTGCTGGATACCGTAGAGGTCGCCTCACGAAGCCTACTGATGTAGAAGTCAAACTGAACCAAGGTGATAGAGACAGCATGTATAGTGGTGGAAACGTCATCAACCCAATTGTTTCTTTCCCCCAACAAGGTATCACTATCTTCGGACAAAGAACGACTCAAAGATCTCCTTCTGCTCTGGATAGAATTAACGTCCGCAGACTTATGATCTATATCCGCAAGGTTATTCTTGCTGCTACTCAACGCTTTGTGTTCGAGCCAAACGATCAATTCACTTGGTCACAGATCGAAGGTGTTATCAACCCATTCCTTGATGACATTCAGCGCAGAAGGGGTATTACCGAGTTCCGTGTGGTTTGCGATGAGACTGTTAACACTCCCCTCAGAGTTGATCGTAATGAACTTTGGACTAAGGTTCTCGTTAAGCCCACCAAAACGGCTGAGATCCTCATCTTTGAAATCAACCTAACTAATCAATCTGCTCAGTTAGGCTCTCTATAGGAATTAAATAATGGCAACATCATATTACAAATCTAAGTACGGACGGGAGTTCACTCCTGGTCAAGGTCTACCGACTATCTCTACCGATCTTGATTCGGTAAGAGCATATCAATTCGAGATTCACTTCTTCGGTCTTCCTGAGGATGTAACAAACTCACCTGACCTAACTCTTGCTGCTAAGAAAGTTGGTGGTTTGGAGATGAAGAACGAAGCAATCGTTATTGATCGTGTTAACGACAAGGTTCACTACCCAGGCAAAACAACTCCTGGTGAACTTACCGTAGACTTCGATAACCTTTACCTTCGTGAAACCGCTTCTGATCTTTATCGTTACTTCCGTAACATCTATGATCCGATCACGGGTGAAATGACTAAGAACTCACAGCCTGGAGGCACTGCGGGTAAATCCTTCAAGGCTGATAAGGTTGAAGTGGTCATGCTTGATAACACTATGACCCCTCACTCAACTATTGAGCTTTACGGGGTCTATCCTACTTCATGGACTGCTTCTGAATTTAACTACTCAACTAACCAATTCCACCAGTTGACAGTTAACTTTAAGTATGATTTCATGAATGTTTTCAATTACTCTAACCCTTCCTAAATTACAGGAGGTGAGGGGAGGGTTAATAAGGAACCTCAGTCTGGTATATATTCAGGCTGAGGTTCTGTAACTTAGCTATTATAAGATATGGATTACTTCTCAGAACTACTGGAAAGCTATAGTAAGCTTAAAAAACGTACCTACAAGCTAACTTATATTAACGAGGCTGAGGATAAACCTGATAACAAAGGAGCAAGCCAAGAGGATATTGATTCTGCCTCAATAAAAGATGCTGAGGCTCAAGCTAAAGAGGTTGCGTTGGCTGGTGTTCAGCAAAAATACGATGATAGCAAAAGGGTGAAAGGTGGGGCTCCTTGGGCTTATTTAAGCCCTGCAAAAGGAACTGAGCCTGCGAGGGTTAGCTTAACTTTAGGTGCAGGAAGGCCTATGTCACTTGCAGACGCAGTAGGGAACCCTATAGTTGACTCACAGGGATGGAAAAGGCTGGTGTCTTACTTTCAAGATACTGGTCCTGGGGCGCATGATGCTGAACTTGCAGAGGAAGAACGTTTAGAGCTAGAGAAGCAAGAAAGAAGGACTGTTGGAGGTTTTCTTTCTCAACAAGGCATAGATGCACTAGACACAACAACTCAACTCGAAAAAGTCAAATCTAACATTGATGATTATTGTTCCCAGCGTACAGATACTCAGGCTGTAGATGCATCACTAAAACGATTATGTTCTGCCTCTTGGACTTATGTGGCTGCTGGTGAAAGCCATATGGGTTTAGAGTATAAGATAGCAACTACAAAAACTACAACAGTGGTCGATCCTGAAACGGGAATGACCGAGCAGAATGATCCAAGTCCTGTTTTAATGAATCAGGCTGCAAGGTCTGCTGCATTTTTAACTAGCTTTTTAGTAAATTCTGATGAAAGAAAATGTAAGTTTGTTAAGGGCCGAATTGGGATGTTTAAAGGAAAGGAGTTGGTTCTTTTTGGTGATAACCCTACGGAAGGTATCGTAGTTGGTGAACCAAACGCAGTTCAGAAATTAGCTCTTAAACAAATTGAAGATGCTTGTGGAATAGCACAAGAAGGTCTTACCCAACTAGTTGGGGATGGAATTAATGATAAGGAAAAGAACGCAATTAAAGGAACTTTCTTTGAAGCAGTTCTTGTTTTTGCGGGAAACGCAGGTGCAGCAAGAGGAATACAGGACCCAGAGAAACGAAGAGAAGCTCTTGAAGCCTCAATGGCTGATCTAAAAAGAGTGTTAATCGAGAAAAAAGAAGTACTAAAGGCAATATTAGGTGGGATGGATCCTGAGGCAGGGCAAAGTATTGATGATGCTTTTGCTAAAGGTGTTCAAGCAGATGCTTTAAACTTACTAACTGGCGATCCAGCAAAGATGAAAGGTTGGATATTGAATGAGATTCGAGCAGTATATCCGTTCATGCAGTTTATGAAGGCTGATTCTGTTGTTCATGGAGGATTAACTAGTAAAACTGGTCAAAGGGCAGACTTGATGTTTGCTTACAATAATAGGGGTGCGGCTGAGGAAAAAGCTAAATCTATAGGATCCTCTGTAACACAATTAGATGATGGTACTTTCGGGGTGGGAGTGGGTTTAAAGCGTCTGCAAAAGATGGGTAGTGCTAAGTTTGGTGAGATCAATAGTATGCAACGTATGGTAGATCTTATTACAGGTGAGCTAACTGAGGATAAAAATATTGAGCCTGGATTCCAAGAGTCTATGCAGACTAGGCTTTTTGGAAAAACAGGAACAGAGAGAGAGTCTGCACTAAGGACCTACGCAGAAAATTTAGAAACAAACCTGAGGTCGCGAACTGATTTACTGGTTAATGATCTAACTTTTGTTACTCCTGAAGGAAAGATAAAAAGTCAAAAATCAGACGATACATTACAACTGTTAGCTGATCAGCTACCTAGCCAGATTGATTTACTTGCAGGTAGGCCTGGGCCGTTAGCCACAGCATTCTTTAATTTTGATAGTGATTCTCCTACGCAAAAAAACTTCAGTGGCGATAATCCTTTGTCTGTAGAGAATAGAGCTAGAGCTAGAGAGCAGGTAATGAGAGTTGCGAGATTTCGGCAACTAAAAAAAGATATGGAAGACCCTACAAAGAGAGACGCTGCTATGGACTACATGCTTAAATCTTCTCTAATTTGTGGCTCGAATAAGCAAGATATGAACCAGCTTATTGTTGCTGATGAAGGAGAGGCTTTGGCTGTTAGGCATAACGAAGTGTTTGATACTATATGTAAGGCAAGGAACAACCCTGACCCCGAAAAACAGCCTAGTTTTACCTTTAAGGAGTCTGGTGTAACTATTTGTGCGCCTAATGGGATTTGTATGAGTTATAACCAAGAAGGTACTAGTGCAAAAGATAATGGTCGAGAAACCAGAAGCTTAGTTAAAGTATCTAGAAGAACTCTTACTTCAACTGCTGTAAAAACCCCAGACTCCCCTGAAGCTGAGAATAGTTCTACACTTATGCAGTACTTATCAGGTCAGATGAGATTACTTGAGACTCTAATTAGTCAATCCAAGTAGTATCATCGTCCTTTAAAAGCTCATCAAACTTGTATATTCTATAAGTAAGCTTATTACAGTCCACTATTTTGTGGATTTCTATGTATTGTAGCTCTTTTATTGGGCTTATATGGTCTGGTATGATGCATAGTGTGGGTTGTCTATCTTGTTTAAAGATGACCATAGGGGTCTTCCCACATTTGTCAGAATCTTTTTGACATTGTTCTAAAAAACCCCACCATTCACTACTATTATTATATAAGCTATATAAGTTTAAGTTATTGTATCCTTTTTTGCATTCTATACAGTACTTAAAGTTTTGTGGTGTGATTAAATCCCCATAAATTTTAAGGTGTTCGGGTAACGTATGGGTTGTAGCAAATGCACCAGACCCAGGACTTCTTGAAAATTCTGAGGTATTGAATCTATCATTAAGTATCTTGGCTATGTTTCGTTCAAACGTGGAGCCCTTAGCCTTGCTGTTTACACGCTTTTTCTTCTTTAACGCAGAAATGTCGTAATTGTCTTCCATAATTAACCTTCTGTACTATAATAGTGAAATGGATCCCGAACAAACAAGTATTAAACTAGATGTATCTAAATGGAACATCAGAATTGACCAACGGAGCAGAAATCGTATGAAATTATTAATTAAACTTTCGAAAGATGAGGCGCAAGCCTACAAGAACTTTGCAGATATGTGCAAGCCTCAAGACATGACGGAGGACATGTTCATGAAGGTCGTATTTATTACAGGCTTTGATCAGATGAACAAGTCTATTGCTGAAAGCGTTCAGAAATATGCTGCGGCTAATAAAGATGAACTTGCCGCCTCTGGAATTACTGTCTTTGAAGATGAGGATGGAGAGGTTCGCATGGCCGAAACGGAAACAATCAACAATGATATGTCAGGCGCAGACATTAAGGCCCCAACCAAAATTGAAAAGTTGGTGGACAACATGGCCCTTCCTGACCAAAGTGAATCTTATAAACCTGAAACACTAGATGAGTTGTTGCAGTCCGATGGTCCCACTAAGTATGAAGGCTAATGTTTAAATTAAATTTCCTGAAAAAGGAAAACGACCTGAACAAAATTCTCAGGACTCAACGGCGCGACAGGAATACTATCAACA